TACTGCGCCCTCGTCGCTCTGGCCTCTGGCGTCGGTTTCATCGCTCTCGGGTACTACATGCTCACCCGCCCCTTCCCGCACCACAAACGGGATCGGCGGGAGCGCCTGCCGAACCCCGCCTGGAGAGCCCGCGTCTACCAGCCCCATCACCACAGCCGCTGGTGGGTGTGATGGAAGACTGCGACCAGTGGTGGTACCACCAAGACCAACTCATGCAGGAGCTCGAGGAGCAAGAACGAATCGACGCCTGCAACCAAGCCCTCTCGAAGTACACACAGGAGACCCAAGATGAACCAGTCTGAATCCATCGCCGCCCTCGCCGCTGCTCTGTCCAAGGCGCAGGCCGACATCACCGGAGCCTTGAAGGACAGCGCCAACCCGTTCTTCAAGTCCAAGTACGCCGACCTCGCCAGCTGCTGGGACGCCTGCCGCAAGCAACTCGCCGCCAACAACCTCGCCGTCATCCAGACGACCGAGATCGGCGAGACCGGGGCGGTGCTCGTGACCACCCTCGCGCACTCGTCCGGCGAGTGGATTCGCGGGTACCTGCCCATCCTGTCCAAGGACGCCGGACCGCAGGGGCAGGGATCGGGCATCACCTACGCCCGCCGCTACGCACTCGCCGCCATCGTGGGCCTCGCCCAGATCGACGACGACGCCGAGGCAGCGCAGGCCCGTGGCAAGCCCGAGGTCAAGCCCGACCCTGACCTTGCCAAGAAGGTAGCCGAGTGCCAGACCCTCGCTGACCTCACCGCCCTGTTCAAGGGTCTCACCGAGGCTCAGCGTCAGGCGTCCTCCGGCATCTTCGCCGCCCGGAAGAAGGAGCTCGGCTGATGGAGCAGCGCACCCCCGAATGGTTCGCCAAGCGGCTCGGGCTCGTGACCGCCAGCCGGATAGCCGATGTCATGGCGAAGGTCAAGACCGGCACAGCCGCCTCACGCAGCGGGTACATGGCGCAACTCGTGACGGAACGCCTCACAAGACAGCCTACGGAGGGCTACCAGAGCGCCGCGATGGAATGGGGCATCGAGCAGGAGGGTGCCGCCCGCGCCGCCTACGAAGCCCGTACAGGCGTCCTCGTGGATGAGGTGGACTTCGTGCGCCACCCCACCCTTGAGGCCGGTGCCTCTCCCGACGGGCTGGTCGGGGAGGACGGATGCACCGAGATCAAGTGTCCGAACACGGCCACGATGCTCGAGTACATCGAGGACCGTTCTGTCCCCCGCAAGTACCTCCTGCAGATTCAGTGGCAACTTGCATGCACAGGTCGCAACTGGTGCGACTTCGTGGCCTACGACCCCCGCCTGCCGGAGCACCTGCAACTGCTGGTCATCCGGGTGCCGCGTGACGAGGAGGTCATCGAGCAGATCGCCGCCGAGGTAGGCCGGTTCGTGACCGAGCTGCGGGATCGGGTCGAGCACCTGCGGGAGCTGCGCCTGTGATATCCAACCTCGTCACCGGGTACTTCATCCAGTGGGAGATGCCGACCGGCTGGGAGGATGTCCCCGCCGGGGTCATCCGCACCACCGGGTTTGACTTCCCGCCCTACCTCGACATCAACAAGGCACAGGCCGTGCTCGACACGATCGTGGCCTTCGCCTCTGACGATGACGCATTCCGTCTCGTCGGTCGCCCCGTTTCCATCAACCAGGAGTGATGACTATGCCTGAGTACGACAACACGAATAAGGGAGCACTCTTCAAGAACGAAGAGAAGCGCCCAGATCGAGCCATGAAAAACCCTGACGGCACCGAATGGGTTATGAAGGACTCCGACTATAGCGGCGAGGCCGACATTAACGGGGTGCTGCACTTTGTCGATGGCTATTTGCAAAAGAGCAAGGCCGGAAAGACCTACATGAGGCTCAAGTTCAAGCCGAAGCAGCAGCAGCACGAGCGCCCGAAGACCCTCGCCGAACAGAACCCCGAACAGTTCAGCGACGACGACATCCCCTTCTGATGAACCGCATCTTCCCCAGAGGCACCACCCCTGACCAGATCGCTACGGCGATCTCGGTCATGGTGCGGTGGCTGGACCAGACCAAGTCCTGGAAGGTCACGCTCGAGGAGTTCAAGCCGCGTCGGTCAGACTCGCAGAACGCCTTCCTCTGGGCGGTTGTCTACCCGTCCATCCTTGAGGGCGGTGGAGAAGCCCTTGCAGGCTGGCAGAAGGACGACCTGCACGAGTTCATGCTCGGTGAGCACTTCGGCTGGGAGACGCTCACGCTCGGCGGCAAGACCGTACACAAGCCGGTGCGCCGCTCGTCCCGCCTCAACAAGCAGGATTTCTCCGACTACCTTGAGTTCCTATCCCGCCGCGCCGCAGAGCTCGGCATCGTGATACCTGAACCCACCTATGGAGAACACACATGACGCAGACAGAACAGATCCGCGCCCACCTAGTATCGGGCCGCGATATCACACCCCTTGAAGCCCTCGACCGCTACGGCTGCTTCCGGCTCGCCGCTCGGGTCTCCGACCTTCGCGCCACCGGCCTCGATGTCCAGACCATCACCGAGGAGCGCGACGGCAAGCGGTATGCACGGTACCGGCTCGTCGGGCAGCTCGAGCTCGTATGAACCTACGCAAGCAGGCACGGGGCCGGGGCTGCACCGTGCGGCTCCCCGGCGTCTGCAACCACAACTCCGAGACGGTCGTCCTGGCACACATCCGCATGGCGGGGATCTCCGGCATGGGGATCAAGGCCGACGACCTGCTCGGCGCATGGGCGTGTTCAGCCTGCCACGACTGCATCGATCGCCGGTCCCACACCGACCTCGAGCGAGACTATGTGCGCCTAGCCCACTTTGAGGGCATGGTCCGCACCATCGCTCAACTGAGGTCGGAGGGGATCGTCTGATTTACGGGCCAGCGTCTCGCCACACACCACCGCTGTAGAAATACAGTTTGTTGTTCGTGGTATCCACGACGATGGGCGCGAAGCCGGACTTTGCGGTCGGCGTGCCAGTCGGCGTACCCGCACAGGTCGGGACGTAGAGGAAGCGGTTCGTCGCCGTGGTGGCGAGAGCGCCGCCGCCGATGGTGACGTTGCCGTTGTCGTCAATGTTAAAGTCGTCTACCCACGCCGATGTATCGCCGCGTTGGATGAAGAAGTTGCCCGCGCCGAAAGAACCCGCCGTGTTGGTATTTGTAAAACGGTAGCCGTAAAAGTTTCCACCAGAATAGCCAAGATGCATTGACCTAGTGGTAAGCGCCGTCAAGCCGTGGCCGACATCGAGATCACCACGCGGGGTCGCGGTACCGACACCCACCTCTCCCGTTGCCGTGACTCGCACACGTTCGGTTGATGCAGTCGAAAGCGCCAGAGCATTGGTCGTCGGCAGGTATGCGCCGTTCGCCTGCACAGTGGCCGCAGTTACCGTCAGGCCACCTGCGGATACCTGTCGGCCTGCGGTCAGGTCAGAGACCGCCACCTTGACGGTGCTGCTACTCTGGACGACGGGGACAACCTCGGTCCCGGCGAGCGGGGTCGTGGCTGCGGTCAGTTGTGAGATTTTCTTGTCTGCCATATCAGTACTCCTTACAGGTTTCCTTCACTCGTCCAGGTTCCGGGGGTTCCGGCAGTAGTGCAGAACCAGCCCTTTGGCTGGCCCGCAGATGGGTTTGTCTTCGCGCAGTGATCGCCCACAGCCCAAGTCCCGGCAGTCGGTGCGTCAGTATCAGCGACGTAGATCGCGCTGCCATTGAACCCGTTGGTGCCGGATGCGCGGTAGAGCAGCCCCTGCCATGCCGCGCCGTTGCACTCGTTGCCCGACACGCTGCGGAAGGTGTTGTCCACGACGAGCCACGGGCCTGCGCCGCTTGCGCTGACGCCGAGCACGGTGTTGCTGATGGTGTTGCCCGAGCACTTGATGCTGATGGTACGAGCGCCGAACGAGGTCCCGCAGTTAATGCCGCGGTGGTACTTGTCGATGGAGTTGTCCATGCAGTGGACGGTGCCATTGAACCAGATGCCGCTGTTGAACTCGTTGTTCGTCGTGTTGTCGCTGCCGCTGATGCGGTTGCCGACCACCGAGCACTCGTAGCCGCCCGAGACATTGGTGACGATGATGCCGCCTTGGTCGGTCGTGTTGGTGTCGATGTGGTTGCCGACGAAGTGGCAGTTGCCGCCGTTCGCGTCCGTCGTCTCGAAGTTGATGCCCGCCGCCGTCGAGTTGATGACGCGGTTTCCGGTCACAAGGTAGCCGTGCGGCTTGATGGTGAGCCAAATCCCGATGCCGGTCGTGCGGGCCACAGCGTTCGAGCTGATGGTGGCGCGAGGCTGGTTCGCGCTCGAGTAGGTGTAGCTCGGAGCGATCTTGATGCCAGAGGTGGTGCAGTCCACCACCACATTGCCGGTGATGCTGTCCGCGCCACCGTTGCAGTAGATGCCCGCCCGCAGCGACGCATCAGACGGGTAGAGCGTACCAAACCCGCAGCGCGATACCGTGTTGCCAGTGATCGCCACATCGCCCGTGGGAAGCGTAGCGGCGTTCATGTAGATTCCCGAATACGGCACGTCTCGGACGATGTTTCCGGTGACAGCAGCGCGGGTCGTTACAGTGCCGTTGTAACCCACAGCGATACCGTACCGGCGACGGTTGTTGCCATCCGCGAGCGCGGTCACGCCGTCCGACTGCAGCGGGAACACCACGTTCCCAGAGATGAGCAGGTCCTTGTCCCCGCTGTTGGTGTCCACGCTGATGCCGACATCGTTGTTCGACAGGCACAGATTACCGGTCACGACGCCACGCGAGGACTCGGCCCCGGTGCTGCCATACACGAAGATGTCGGACGAGGCGCTTGAGTCGTAGGTGCCGCCCCAGATTCGATTCCCCGTCACCGCCCAGTTCTTGCACCCGCGCAACTGGATGCCATAGAGCCAGTTCTGCACCCGGCAGTCGCGCACGACCACGTTGTTGCGCGAATCAGCCCGCACCGCCGATCCCGCGCCAGAGTTCGGGCCGACAATCGTCAGGCCCTCGATGGTGATGCCGTCGCCCGCCAAGGTGAATGCGTTCGTCGCCGCCGTGCTCTGCGTAACCGTCGCCGACTCCGAAAAGACCACCGTCCCAGCAGGAACCGAGAGTGCCGCGTTGATGGCATACGAGCCGGACGGGAAGTACACCGACTTGCCGGTCCCGGCAGTCAGCGCCGCCTGCAGCGCCGTCGTGTCGTTCGCCACCCCGTCGCCAACCGCGCCAAAGTCCTTGACGCTCACCGCGTCTTGGAGCTTCGTGGCAACACTGCGCAGCGTCGCGCCCGACCCGCTCGCCAGATACGAAACATCAGCCGCCGAGTAGGGCGTTGCAGGCCCAGCAGCTACGACCGGCAGGCCGGTAGCATCAAACCCGAGGTACTTGCCAGCGCGGGCAGAGGAAACAGGCAACTGCGCGGACATCACCGCATCAGATGCAGGGAACTTGAGCGATCGCGCAGACTCCTCGCCGAGCTGCTGCGCGAGCATCGTCACCTTGTCGAGCGCGGTCTCAAGCGACTCAGCCGGGAGCCGGTCGTTCGGCAGCAGGTCGGTCTCCTGCGTCGCCTCGATGTTGCGCCGGATTGTGACCGTCACCGCCGCAGCAGGGGCCGTGAGCATCGTCACCGTACCGCCAGAGGACACC